ATCACTATCTCCTAGACCACTGGTCGTTGGGTCAGCAACAACTCCAACAATTGCTAATAGCGCAAAAGCAGCATTAACCACTGCAGCAAGTTGTTGATTTAAAATAACAAAGTCCCACTTATAGCCAAATGGCGCTCCTATAGCTTGTATTAGCAAGAATAGAGCAGGTAGTAAAGCTAACCAAAAAGCTTTGCTTTTTAAACGTAATTTCCAATTGATTTGATTNNTNNTTGGATACTCCTTTAAATTATTTTAGTAATTAGATATCCAATAACAGTTACGGCAATAGTAAGCATAAAGCCCCAAGCCCACTTATTATTGGCTTCCATTTTTTCTATAAGTTTTGCATTTGATTGGGCTATTAAAAGCGCTCGTTCTGCTTTATCTCTAACTGTTTCATAGTTGTCCAACTTTGTTTCAATTCGAGCTAATCGTTCGAGCACTTCTCGCCATGCTTGCTCCTCCATAACCCCTACTTTCTAATAATTGATACTCCAATTTTTATTTTTCCTTTCATTATTAATCAAGTGGCACAGAAGTATAAATATAAGTGGAATTGTCAGTCGTAACTGCATTATTGTAACTGTTATCCCAGCAGGTAAGCCTGATGTTAGAATTCCATATGAATTTTGACTCACACTTCTTAAAGTGACTGTCTCTTTATGAGTACCGCTTAGATTAGTGTTACTAACACTTTGATTTGTACCTCCTAAACCATAAGTAGGTCTAATTGCATCTGACCAAGTTCCTGATGAGTTTGTAATCGCATAATTATAAGTAATAGTAAGCAGCTTATTTAATATATCAGATACAACTAGCCAAAAAAGCAGACACCCGATGAGGATTGTCCGCCAAATTTGATATGATTTTATTTAATGGTTTTCAGGCTAAAGAAATAGACTTCCAACCATTGATAAACACATACAATTTATTATCTGCAGTATTGATACACATAGAGCCATTTATTGTTCCGTCTATCGGCGGCGCACCTGTTGTAGTTTTTACAAATGGAATGAAACCTTGTCGAGTGAATCGACCTACGTCCACTCCAGCCAATAGCACTCTAGCAGACCTGTTCCCTTCAGTTCCGTTGCCACTGTCATATCTGATGATTACTTCGTCTGAACTTCTCCCCAATGCTAAGACCGCTCCAGCCGATGTAGTTCTAAGAGCGGAATATTGTCCGGAACTATCTTTAATTCTGACACTTTGACTGTTGTAATCGTTACTGTAAATATCTACAGCTACATTTCTTTGAGCAGTTGTATTATCTACCATTTTAGACCCTTTGAAACTATTAATCTCTATTGTGTTACCTAATGAAGAACCGTCCAAGACTACATTACCCTTTCCAATTGCTTGTACATTTGAAAAAGATAAATGTTTAAGATAAATATTTACTGCTGCTATTTTGCTGAAATTGTTCTGAATGTTGATCGCTTCTAACGATCCCGAACCAGAACCTTCTCCCTCTACCCAAATGGTATATTCGTGTTTATTGTTTTCGAATAAACAGCCTTCGATGTTATAGCCACCAATATTAGATGCATTACCAATGATTTTAATCGCTGGAGCTGCATCATGATAGAAAAAAGAATTGGAGTTATCCAAATTTATAGTAGAGCAATTGTCAAACATCAGACCTGCAAAAGCACTATCAACTGTATAGCCATTTTCTTTCGCAAAAAGTCTATTATTAGTGAAAGTAGATTCTGCAAGTTTGGTAAAATGCATGGTTTCTTCAACACGGCTAATTTTTTTAGGATGCACGCGGATTTGATTGAAGGAGATCATCTCTCCCGCAACTCTTTCTGACCTCATGACGCTTCCGCTAAAAGAATCAAAGTACAAAAATTCAAAAGAGCAAGTGTAAATCAGATTTTCAAACCAAATTCCTCGCGTACTAACAGTGTCCTTAGTCGCATCAAATCCCAATTTACTTACAGTGATATTATCCAAAGGGCTAATTCCGTCTTCATCTTCAATTTTGATTATAGGAGAAAAAGATTGACCGCCATTAAAATTAGGAGCCACAATGAATCTTGAATCGAAACAATTTACACCTTCCAGTCTCATTGTTCTTTTATAAATTTTTATAGGATTTGAAATTAGATATTGCCCTGGTGGAACAAATACAAATCCTATTCTTGTCTTAATTGCGTAGTCAATTGCTTTTTGAATAGATAAAGTATCATCTACAACTCCGTCCCCAACTGCTCCAAACCACTTCACGTTTAAGCCGCGTTCAGCAGATTCGTTATAAACCCTGGTCATGAACGATTTATCCGATTCGAATGACCTAAAATCAGTGTTTTTTCCGATTTGTTTATCTAGCCTAGTCGGCAGGTCTGGATATGCCGAATTAGCTTCCTCCGGTTTCCTTGACCTTATCAACTCGCTAAGCACCTGACCACCTGGATCAATCGATTCAAGAATCTCACGATTTGCTTTCACAAACTCTTCCCAACTCGTTCTACCATCTTCAATATATTGGTTAAAGATTCGATTTAACTCTTTGAAAGTCCACCAATAGTTTGAGTCTTTGAAAGGCTGAGAATAAATAGACTTCTCAACAATATAGTGAAAAGTCCGAGTGGAGAATTGCTCAATCCATTGACTTCTTTCTTGTTTTCTAAAGCTAAAATAAGCTTCATTTCGTCCAACCATTTGCAAAGCGTTGTCACTGGCAATATAGCTCAGTGTTCCTTTGGATGTATCGAAAGAAACAATGCTTTCTTCTGAAACACCTTGACCAGTAATTTCTTGCGCCATTAAACAAAAGAACGGTTGCAGTCCCTCAAAACTCTTGGGTTGACCGTTCTCTACGATTTGAGCAACAATGGCTTGACTATTGACATCCGCATGTCTTAGCTTAACAATGCCAATATTGTTATTAGGCTCTGTGGTGGACAGTGTTATAAAATGTTCTGTCATAATAGACCCTTTCTAAAATTTGATATAATCTCTTGGATTCTTAAAGTGAGCGCTTGATGATGGCCAATATTGGTCCATGAATTGGAAGTGCAAATGTGGTCCAGTGACCGGACCAGTCGCTCCCATAAGTCCAATTTGTTGGCCCTTTTTAACATTTTGACCCACAGAAACATCGATTCTGCTTTGATGTGCGTACCCTGTATAAAGTCCATCCGCATGCTTGATGACCGTATAATTTCCATACCAGTCATAATAATTACTTTCCGCTTGGACCACTTGACCATCGCCAGAAGCTAAGATTGGAGTTGTTGGATTGCCATTAACCAAGTCCATAGCATTGTGAAATTCTTGCGCTCCGGTAATTGGACTAGTTCTCCAACCCATTTCACTTGTTACGGTAATAGGGCTTGAAATCGGAGCAATATAACCTCCGCTACCGCTTGGGATTTTAAGATTAACAAATTTGTTATACCATTCTTGCGCCCAAGTGCTACGTTCTGGATGCAGATCCAATGGACGTTCAAAGTTTGATACAAATGCTTGTGCAGCTGTGTTAATATCCGTTAATGTCATGAATTGAGTCCAAGAATAAGGATAAGAGCTTGTCGCAATCCATTGGCCATTTGGTGAATGCCACATCAAGAGCTTGAATTGGGCTGTGATTGTGTCAGGATTGTCAGTCACTCCTGCTCGTGTCATGAGATTAATCATATAAACACGACCTGGACTAGCGCCTGAACTATCCGTCCATTGCCAAACCCCATAACCGAAACCAGGGCGTCCGCCACTTTCATCAGCCGTTGGGCTGGCATCAGATTCACCTTGTGCATTCCCAAGTAATGCGGCCGCAGCTTGTTTAGAGAAACCAGCCCCAATTGCCATTGCCCAAATTTGCCAGTATCGTTTATCACGATCACTTGTGACTTCTGGTGGATATTGCCCATTCCAGCCATTATCACCACCACCAGAGTTTCCGCCACCGTTGGTATCAATTTTTACACCATTAACATAGAGTTCTTTGGTATTAGTTTTACCGCTAATTGTTAAATTTCCATCAACTTTTACTTCTCCGTAAAGATTTAATTTACGATTTTCAGCCGTACTATCTTTTGGAATTTCTAAAACATTTAAAAGCGCTCCGTTGTTTCCCTTTGATGACAAGGCGAAAGAATAACCCTGATTTTGAATTGCATTAATCCCTTGGAGTTGTCCGCCTGTATAAGTTGGCGCAAAAGCAAACATCTCATTTTCGGACGACCCATTTCTTTTAATAAAACGAATTTTCCCTTGGTCAAGTTCAATAATGAAGTCTTTATGAACTGACCGAATCTTGACCCCTTGAAGCGTCCCTGCATTTATAAAATCTGCATTAAAAATGCCATCAATTGTCCATGCCGTTTTAAAATTATCAAGGTTAAAGTTTCCATCAATAAAACCGATTCCTTCTGAGTTAGCTACAAGAAAATGATCAGATTCTTCAATGCTAGGACCATTCATCCAAACCATTTGAAACGGTTCTCTACTTTCTCCTTTACCTAAATCAGAGGGGTTCATCATCATAATCGACCCACCCTTAGCACCTCGAATGATATCAGATTGATACTTCCCAATTTCTGTGGAGTCATACCAAGTCATTTTGTTGCTATCAAGGTCAGAGATATTGCTTTGAACTTGTGACAATTGTCGATTAATTGAGTTTCCACTTAAATTATCGCCTAGACTAGCTTGCACTCGTCCATTAACATGATCAGTAACTACTTTAAAGACTCTGGTTTGGTAGTGATAATTTCGGTCCCCTCTGTGGATTGAAACAGTATTTCCAATTGAATCACTGCCTAATATCTCAGTACTAAACTGAACAAGTGGCCGACAGTAGTAAGCCAGTTGGTCATAGGTCTTTTGTAAAAGTTCGCTTGCATCTTCCACATCATCAAAGACAACAACCGTTTTACGTGGTAACATTTTTCCGTTTGATGGAATGCCATATTCTTTCGTCATTTCTGGATATTCAATCCAATTTTGACCTTTAGGCTTATCAAGTGGTTTACCATTTGACTTTCTCCATTCAACATCTGAAAATTCAATTCTTCGCCCATAACCGTCACCAACTTCTTCACCCTTCCCACGTCCAATTAAGGCAGTGACAATATTTGTGCGGTCTTGTTGGTGGACAATTTTCAGGACATCCTCCCCATATTCAAATCGTTTATTGGTTATTTTCCCAATTTGGTTATAGCAGTGAATGATTTTTTTAGTAATCTTATTTCCTGTAATTTCAATTGAAAAGGTAAACTCTGCACCTAACTCTTGTAGAGCCTTTAGAGCTTCACGCATGGAAGTATAGTAGAAAGTACTGGAAACTGTTTTAATCGGTTCACAGACACCCAATACCCAGTCACAATCTGAATCAGATAAAAGCTGGTTAATCACATAAGAAAAAGACCTATTTTTAGGTCTTATATCTTTAATGATAAAATTATCCAATTCATCGACTGCAAAATTTTTCGCTTCAAATGAAAGTAAATCATCTTCATCTTTTGCGGTTAAAATTCGATATAAAGAAAACTCTTGTTCTTTCGTATCATTGACTGCAATATAGCTGGCATCTTTAATTGTTTCGTTAAAAGGTAAAGAAACTGAAAGTGTGTCATTCATTAATTCAGAAGCGTTAGTTGTGATTTCTTTTGTCTGAACACATTCTATGAATTCATCGGAATCATAACTTTTGATGACTTGTTGCATCTTATCTAAAAATAAGATATTACTCACTAAAGCACCGCCTTTCTATATTGAATAGTTAACTCATATTTTGAACTTGAAAAATCTGTTCCAGTTGTCAATCTGATATTTTTAAAATCAGAATCAAGGTCTAAGAGGTTGTTATTTACTTTTCCATTAATAAAAGTATTGCCAGATTGAAAATCAAATTCCAAAAAGTCGCCTTTTTTAGCCTGTGATGACTTCAATCGATAATTTCCGTCAGTTGCAAGTAAACCCTCTGTCAGTAATTTGAATGATAGCTTATCCGGTTTAACTGGATAAGGCAAAACTTCAATCACTTTGTTTTTTACACTTTGAGTTTTTCCGTGTTTAAATGGATCACTACAAAGTACAGTAAAACTTGAAATAATTGAATTAGTATCTCCAGCCACATTGTCTGCAGTCTTGAAACGACCATAAAACGTATATTCCAGATCATCATTAAAAATAATGGGAACATCTTCTTGACGAATCAAGAATGCTTTTAAAGTATCAAACTTTTCTTGTAATGCTCGAGGGTCCCTATCCTCAAGCTTATATTTTATCGTCAGCTCCCGAGGAGGATATTTAACATTAGTGATCACACCTCCTACTTGCATGTCTTGTGTTTCAAAGCTGAGAGAATACATTTCTCGCCCCTCAACTGCCAATGTTTGATAACCTTCTATGAGTTCCTCTAACCAAGTTCCATCATAACTCATAGCGCTGGTTGGAATAAAAGGAAGGTTGCGATAATGCTTCTGTTTTGTCGTATCTCTAAACTTGTACATTTCTACCTCCTAAAATCCCATATTTAAGTTAATTGCTTGACCCTGTGCATTTGAGATATCATCCACAAAGGCTTTAAAGATTTGATTCCCAAGCTTCACCGTGAATGAAGCCGGCTGTTTTCCTTGGTTAAGATTCACATCATGAGAAACTTGACTACTGATTGAGCGGTTAGCTGCCGCAACATTTGCTCCAATATCCACAGAATAGTCAGAATTAATTGCATTAGCAATCATATCCCCCATTCCTGAAACGTTAGATTGAACGTTACGGAAGCCTCCAGTTAAACCAGAATTTAAACCAGTCATAATGGCATTACCAGCGGGAGTTAAAAGTTTTCTATCCTTACGGATTGGTCCTTTATGCTTACGAATCCAATCGCCAATCNCGC